TTCTGCACACTTATTGTACTATTCAATAAGTTAGCGTTTCGGGCTGGTATCCAGGATGTAGAATCTGGTATACTCAGTTCAACACTATTGGGGCTGATTCTGGATTCGACGGGATTTGCGAAACCCAAGGTGCATGCCGAGGGGCGGTTTGCCTCGTAAAAAGCCGCAAAAAAATAGTCGCAAACGACGAAAACTACGCTTTAGCAGCTTAATAACCTGCTCTGAGCCCTCTCTCCCTAGCTTCCGCTCTTAAGACGGGGATCAAAGAGAGGTCAAACCCAAAAGAGATCGCGTGGAAGCCCTGCCTGGGGTTGAAGCGTTAAAACTAATCAGGCTAGTTCGTTAGTGGCGTGTTTGTTCGCAGCTGACGTGCGAATGTAAAGACAAACTAAGCATGTAGTACCGAGGATGTAGAAATTTCGGACGCGGGTTCAACTCCCGCCAGCTCCACCACTTTTGATAGGACTACAACCGGACAGCGGTAATAAAAACAGCCGCTTACGGACACTGACCAGACAGTGCGCAGACCGTGAAAAGACAAAAATATGCACGTGAAATGCACGTGCACTTTAAAAGAACCCCAGATCTCACGGTCTGGGGTTTTTCTATTTGTAACTAAGGGTAACAAAATTCCTCACCCTTTCGCGCTTCGCTCTCCTGGATACTGTTTATTTTCACAGTGCTTTCCCCGAGGCTTATATGTTCGTTGAACTGGTTTATGACAAGCGTAATGTTAATGGTTTGGCAGGCGCCAGAGAAATTATCCTGGCCGAATTGACGAAGCGAGTTCACCAGATTTTCCCCGGCGCTGAAATGAAAGTGAAACCGATGCAGGCTAACGCTTTAAATAGTGACGCCAGCAAAAGTGATCGGGAAAAGCTGAACCGCATGCTGGAGGATATGTTTGAAGAGTCCGACATGTGGCTGGTAAATGATGATTGACTTTTAGCACCAAAGGGGCTAATGTGTTTTGCATGAGGTAGCGGAAAGGCCGCAGCCCGAACCCGAAAGGATGAACAATGAGCACTAACGATATGACAACCGCCGAACTTGAAAAAATCCATGCGGAAATCGCCAAGCTGATGGCAGAAACTTCGAAGCTTAACCGTGAATCAGCATGGTATCCGATTGTCGTTGCAACGGGCCTGATAGGTGCGGTTGCTGCAGTAACAACTGTCCTGCTCAAACTGATTTAACATTAAGCCCCTCCGGGGGCTTTTTAATAGGTGCTATATGCGACTGATTGATGATTACACTCCGCCAACACCGGGAGAACTTGAAGCCTTAAAAGAGCAACTCGGATACACCGGTAACCAAATGGCTGATTTGGCTGGTGTGGCAAGCAACAGTCAATGGAGAAAGTACACTGGAGGGGCCGAACCTCGCGCCATGTCTCCACATATTCTTTTTTTTATGGCGGCGCAACTCGAACTTAAACCAGATGAACTTCAACGAGTGTTGAGGAAAATGAAAGAGATTGGGGCTTCCCTAAATGAGAAATAAATTAGGCTCTTTACAGATACTTCGTGGTTTGGCAGCTCTATCGGTTGTTTTATTTCACTACAGATTCTATATGGTTCCTGATAAAGCTGACATGACTCTACCAAATAAATTATTTGGTTGGGGAGCCATCGGGGTTGATCTGTTTTTTGTGATCAGCGGTTTTATCATGGTTTATATTACTTACTATAAACCTGCTGGGTTCAAGTCATGGAAGGAATTTGCTATCAGCAGATTAACCAGAATCCTTCCAACATACTATATATTACTACTAATCACATTCTTGATTAGTGGCGCAATGAGTATTTTTCATTATCAGGATAAAACCGCCAATCTGATTAGTGCGTTAACATTTACACCATATCTTGTTAGTCCAGGACCTTTTTATATAGACCCGAATGGCATGTATAATACGCGCTGGACACTGAATTATGAAATTTATTTTTACACTGTTTTTTCCTTATGTTTAGTTTTAGGAAAGAGAATACTAACTCTTCTTGGCTGGGTTGCCCTTACAGCAATTGCTGGTTACACGGCAACAGGAATGTTTACTCTATCCGCCAAAGGATATGAAACTTACTCTGCCGCTTTTAATTTACTAACTAACCCAATAATTTTAGAGTTCATAATTGGTGTTTTTACCGGCTATGCATACTTTTACCTAAAAGATAGAAGTAAGAATTTAAAATTGGCAACGCTAGTTTTTTCTTTCATTGCCATAATAGCTATGCTTCCCCAACTTAAAGCACATAGTCTCTACACTGCCAGCATTTCAGCATGCCTGATTCTAGTATTTTCATTATTTAATTCTCAGATAACGAGTTTTACACCACAAGTTTTTGTTAAAATGGGGGATGTATCATTTTCATGGTACCTTTTGCACAATCCGTTTATCCATGCTGTTGCAGACAGGATTGAGCACATTGCACCAAATATAGTTAGAAGTGGTTACGGCTTTATATTTTTCACGATAGCATCATTCTTAGTTGCATGCCTTTCGCATAAATACTTAGAAGTGTTATTATCTAGCAAAATTAAACGCTGGATGTTTGATAAAAGTAAAACCGTAACCACGTGAGCGGCATAGTGAGAATTATTCTACGGACGGCCATACAGGGTCGTTAACATCAACCCGCCCTAATAAAACCCGATATTTCTTAAGGCTCAGTAATTGGGCCTTTTCTTCCTCAGTAGCCATATCTAAATCTACTGCATCTTGCAGCGGTAAAATTTGAGTATTAACTTGCTGCATGAGGTCATTTTTCTTGCTCTCATTCTCCTGCACCTGAGCGGCCTTTTCAGCCTTTTCATCCTTAATCCATTTCTCTCCGTCCCATTTCTGATATACACCCTCAGGCGCTATAGACGTAGTTCCTGAAGGGAGTGGGCCAAGCTCATTGATATACAAAGGTAATGTGCTTTCGGTATTAAATACCGTTTCCCCTCGATGGTCTTCAATTTGAGACCAAGCCTGTTTCTCGCTGTCGAATACTGATACTTTTCCAATAACGTCTTCCGGCGGCGCAATACTTGTGCTATTTGCTGGAAGCCCTGTATGCGGAGGAATATAAGCATCACCAGATCCTATAAACTCGTTTGTATCGGAACGCAGGTTATAAACGATAATGGTTTGTGCTTCTTCACTCATTTTGAAAGTCATTATGCAAGCCTCACTAAATAGTTATATGCAATGTTTTTAACGGTATTTTCGGTGTTACCAGCTGCATTCACAGTTACGGTATGCGTATGCGCTCCTAAAGCTACTGTGTGGGTATGCGCACCTATAGCCACTGTATGGCTGTGAGTACCAAGAGCCACAGTATGCGTATGAGCACCAATCGCAACAGTATGAGCATGAGCACCAGCTGAAGTTGTTGCTACGGCCCGTGAATGCTGAAAGCCATTTTGCCCGCCGCTTAATGCAAAACTATTTCCTGCTGAGTTTGCATCAATATAGTTATCTGTCGAGTTGTGAGTGTGAGCGCCGGTCGAGTTACTAGTTTTTGTTCCGTAGTCAAACGATGATGAGGTTTTTGAACCCAAATCGGGCGAGTTTGTCGTCTTCGTTGAATAATCGAAAGAGGATGTTGTCTTCGTTCCAAGATCTGTTGATGCAGCTGATGCTGTATGGGTATGGGATTTAATACCATCAGCTTCTGAGCTCAATACAGCTCGACCGCTGGCCGGTTTACCCTTTATCGTCTGCCCTCTCATATCCGGAATGACGCCATTAGGATATGCAATCGCAAGCTTAGGATATTGTGCTTTGTCGAAGGGCTGCCCCTGCATAACTGCATACCCATCAGGGATAACATCAGAAGGCCAAGGTATTGGTTGCCCAACTAACGTACCCGCAGCCTGGGATGCAACCAGTGTCACAGTATCCTTAAGCAATGTCGAGAATTTATTAAGGTCTCCATCATCCAGAACATCAGCGCTCGATGCATCAGCAACGAACTGAGCCACGCCAGCGGCAATAAAAGTGCCTTGCCTGATGGCTTTATTTATCTGAGCAGATTTTGCAACACCAGCAGTAAATCCCGTTGCTAGCGCAGTCATTGCTTCGTAATCAGCCTGGCTGATTACGTTCGCTCCCGAGGCGGCCGCGAACGGTTTAAAATTATTTGTTGCCATTAGATAGGTACTCCCCATGCGCCTTCATCAAATCCACCTATGTATTCGTTTTCAATGTCAAAACCGAAGAAGCGCGATCCCGTTGAAGGCGCTTCAATATCACCCGAATACACACCTGCTGCTTTTACCGTGAGATAGCCCTGCCGGATAACAGCCAGTATTTCGAGAGAAACATCAGAAAGGTCGGTATCCGGAAAGATCCGGATTGAAATGGTCATGTCCTGGTTATCAACGATCTGCATCCGTAAACCGGAACCTTCTGTTGCCATATCCAGGATGCCAGGCAGAGAATCGTTCTGCCCGTCCCAGCTGTTTATGGCAATTTTCGCCTTCAGGATCAGACGGTATGTGTCATCACTGAGAGTGGTATAACCTTCATCCGGATCGTATGCCCCCTGCCATATCCCTTGCTCAAAGCCGAGTCCTTCTGTATCGAGGCTGAAATAAACGCCTGTAATCGGCTGCCGAACGACGCGACTTAAACCGATCCACTCTCCTAAAATATTCAGTTGAGAACCAATTGCCGTGTCAATATCGAACGCTCTGGTTAGACCAGCCAGCTCGGTTGAGATGTCGATAAAAGGCCGGGTAGTAAGATCGACATGTTTGAAATAACGAGGTTTCCCGACATGATAGTTAGTTATCCTTCCGGTGTATTTGCTCATGTATTCACCGTGATCAATATGTTTTCAGGCTTACAGGATGCCGACTCATTGAATGCAACACTGATATTCACGGCGGCCAGGGCTTCGGCTGAACGACCAATTAGTAATTCTGTGATGTCGTAATATTTCGAGTTTCCACCACTCACCACGCCAAGGTTCGCCGGAGAATAAACCCGGCTAATTACAACACTGGCTCCGATCGCCAAGGAATTGATGTAATCGGCAATGGCTTGCTGCATTTGCGTGGCAATCAGTGACGTATAACCAGCAAAAACATCGATTTTGATGGATGCATAGACCGGTACATCAACCGGGCGCGAAAAACTTACATCCTGCGGGTTACCATATTTATCGGGTACAGTGATCGTCGTAGTACCAAACGTACTGACTCCCTGCCCTTTCTTTCCTCTGATTGTCTGAGCAATGCCGGTGGCATCGCCACCTTCAACAATTGCCGCAATAGAGTGCGGTGGCAATCCAAGTGTGTTGGTTGTGCCTGTATCGTTTTCATACAGCTTGTGACGTGTCACGCCAGAGATTGCAGCCAGCGCGCCATCAACAGCATCAAACGGAGTCACCGAAGCATTCGCCACACTGATACTCTGACGGGCGCGCAGCTCTGAATCTTTTTCGGCTGCGCTGCCAACCGTGGCGGGGGCCGGGTTGGTTACCGCTCTCCATCCTCTGGTGGGGGTGTTAATTGTTGATACGGTTCCGGCCAGAGCAGCAACGCTACCACTGGCGGCACACGTTGCCGTTACCGTGACTGAATCGCTGACACCAATAGTCACAGTCGCCGGAAGGTTCCAGACAACATTATTTTCATCTTTCACCGAGCCGTTGGTAATCGTCGTTCCGGCAGTACCGGTCAGTACCACATCGACAGTCGAATTCGTGGCACTACGGCGCGCAAGTCCGTTAATTTTTACGTTATTGGATAGCGCAACGCCAAAGCCTGTGGACGGTGAAAAACTGTTATAAACGATAATCGCAGTATTATTGGCATCGTGGATAGCCAGCGCCACCAGCGCCACCATCTGGCCGTCTTTGCTGTCCGGCTCCAGATAAGCGTCACTGCCATAAATCTGCTGAAAATAGCTCGTCAGGGTATCTAGTATCGTCTGGTAATCAGGCGCACTGATCCCCTCAGCGGTTACCGTTGCCGATAAACCGAGTGTGTTCAAATTGAGGGCCATTTATGCCTCGCTGGTTACTGTCGTTGTTCCGTAGATAGTGTCGATTTCAGCGAAGAACTGGACGCGGCGCGTCGTCGTGTTCACTGTCGTATTGAAAGAGAGAATGGATTTACCCCCCCGCGTTTCGAGGATGCGCTTACGGATCGCCAGGTTGTAGGTTTCCGGCTTCTGCTTACCGAGTACGGACTGAATCCACGGTGTCCCCTCTGTGGTGTCGAGAAACCACTGCCCATACCACAATTCGAATCGCGTTTTCACAGCCTGCGCGACGGCCTCCGGTGAGTTAATCAGCCAGGTATCATCGCCGCTGCCAAAAGTGTAATCGCCATCGGCATCTTCACGTCTGTATCGCATCAGTTCACCCCGCCAGAGTTGCCGATTCCCGTCTGAACGCCTTTATGGGTGTGCGTGTCGTCAATGGATTTACCATTCGATTTGAGTGTTCCGAAGAATTCGATCGCACCAGTAATTTTCGCCGCTGTGCCGCTGGCGATACTGCCGACCATCCCCCCCATCCACGTAAACAACCCGTGAATAGTCACTTTCCCGGAGAAGTCAGCCAAAGGGGTAACAACATCCAGTCCGCCAGGCGCTACAATTTTAATTTTCTGCGTAGTGGGATTGAGCTCGAAATACGTACTCCCGTCGTCGCTGCGCAGCTGCGTGGCCCCGGTACTGATACCGCCGATTTTCTGCGCCTGAGACTGTGGCCCGACGATGCAGAACGCATCCGATAAATCATGCCCCCGGTCGTCGACAGGCTCCTGCACCCCGCCGCTCTGCCACCAGAAATCAATGCAGCGGTCGGCAAATATCACCAGGCACTCATCACCGGCTTTAACCGGGAAAGTTAATGTGCAGCCGCCACCGCGCGGAAATACCACCGGCACATCCACCAAGAGCGGGTAATTTTTAGTAATGCGGTTGCCGTCGTTATCCGTTTCAACCGAACGGATCGCAGGCTGCACAACCGCCGTCACCGCGCCGGGATCGAACGACTGAACAATGCCAGGCAAGGCGACGCGGATCTGGTTCTTTGTTATGTCCCGCTCAGATTTAAAGGTTTCGGCAAGGTCGCCGCTACGGGTCTGGTCAGATACTGCCATTTAGTAGGCTCCAGAAAGCAAAAAACCCGCCGGAGCGGGTTTATATTGATTCTATAGAATTAAGCTGCTGAGGATTTTACCGTACTCACGAGTTTAACTAAATTTTTAGTTTCAGAGATAACTATCTCAGCTGATTTACGAGTAACAGTTTTATTTAATTCATAGTCAGCGTCACAACGATATTTATGATACATCTTGAGTTTAACTCCAAGTTTACGTACTTCTATATTATTAACTGGAGAAATCAATTCTGCGCACTCTGTCATGAACTGAGCAAGACGCGAGTGAGAGCCTCCCTTGAATACTCCGTTAAGAGGATGCTGTCGCGGCACGGGTCCAGTCAACTCTAAGCAAGAATGATACATACCATAGTAGGCACGGCTAACAGCAGTTCTAAACCCTATTTCACCAGAATTTCTATCCAGATTATCCTGGGCAATCGTTACAAACTCAATGCTATTTATGGGCATTTCAATCCCCCGGAGTAAAAAGAACTATTGCTTTTGCATTGTGCAGCTCATGCTCAACTATTTTGGTAGCAAGCTCATCGTTCAACATAACTATAAAATCAGCAGATACATTGAATAAGTCATAGTTAAATGACAACATTCCGTCTGGGGCAACATACTGACCTGAGTTTTTAGCGCTTAAGTTATGCCCCATCATTATGTCCATCGCAAGATTTGCCATTTTTGATAAATCTTCACGCTCATTTTCTGGGAGTTTACCTAAGGTATTATAGATAGCTTCCGCACTCATATAATCCCCTTGTTGTTTTTCAGTTAATTCTACAGTCCCGAGACTCTTAAAAAGCTCAACCACTCTAGCCATTTCATTATAATCAGCCCAGAACGAAGAAACTATAAAATTGAAAACTAATAAAGATGGATTTCGGATTACAACGCTACGCTTTAAAATATTTCGCTGCAACTCATGGTTGCCCTTCTGTCCGACTGCGATTGCGTAATTTCCCCATAAAGCGCTTTCAGAGGGGTTTATTGAGATAGCAGTCTCACAAAGTTCGCATCCTTTTGTAAAATCTCCAAGTACAATCCATGCTAATCCCTGAATCGCTAGGGATTCATCTTCTACAGGGATTTTTTTTGCATCGCGAATAATACTGAAGAGTTCAAATTCACCTAAGAGATTTTCCCCTTTTTCAATCGAAGGCGAAAGTTTCTCAAAAAGCTGATCGGTTATAAGTTGTGGTGAGGCTGCTGGCATATGGTAAATCTCCCTTTATCAAATGCTAGCTTACCTCGTAGACATCATCAACCTGGCCTTATGTACATAAGTCTGCACAACTTAGACTCAACCAGAAACTTTCTTACACGGGAAAGAGCCGATGATTCTCGGCGCGTCCATGCTGTTCTGCAGCAGTTGGACATTCAGGAAAGCTTTTCCATTACGCTTCACAAACTCAAAGCCGTAATTGTTACCATCACGGGAAGGCATCAGGCCCATGTCCATTTTCATGTTTGAGTAGTCACCATCTTTTCCCAGAAATTTTATCGTCTGAGATGTGACAGTTTCACCGTTAATAACAGTCATTCCGTCACCAGTCATCATGTAATTGCCGCACTGAATTGCAGCCATCGCCGGAGCAGTAAACATCATAACTAACGCCAAACAGAACCGTTTCATTAAAGCCCTCTTTCCCTCGCTGATGAGGAAACAAGATCCGCCGCGCCACGCGCTTCGCACATCATATCCATGTACCATGCCTGGCCCCTTGTGTCGCCAGTGTACATAATCCCGCGCACAACATAAACGCCATCCGTTGCGATGCTGGCAGGCTGCGCGGTGGTACCGCTGAGCGTGATATTCCCGTCTGTGTTCTGGTCGGTGATCCGGCCACCAGCCATCGCGATATCATTGTTCGACAGCGCGGTACGGAATACCGAAGCCTGATCCAGTTGAATGAGCCCGTTAACCCGGATGTTGGGGTTAATCAGCGCGCGGACGTTAACGCCGTTGCCGATAGTCTGCTGCGGCATACCGATAAGCCCGGTGGCGCTGTTAAGCACCATCGCGTCGTGAACATATTCGTTATTCGCCACCATCTGGCGCTGACCATCCACGAACTGCCATGTTGCGCCACATTGTCCGGCCACGTTATCCATAAGATGCCGTGTCATGCCGAACAGCACCCGGCCTCGGGGGAAGACGGTAGCAGGCATTTCAGGTGTCAGACCTTCGGTAGCGCCTTTGGCCTCGAAGTCTTTCATCAGCGCGCGGTTCACGTCAGCGACCGTATAACCGGCCGCCAGCGTCTGCGAGGTTATGCTGGTGGCAAAAGCCAGATCCGTATCAGCTGCCTGAATCAGGACGTAGGAATCAATAGGGCTGTCTTTACCTGTGACCGAGTAGCGAATTTCGCCGCTAAAAATCAGACCGTAGTTCCGGCCATCACTCTGGCCCACGTCCGCCGCGTCGACTTCTCGCACGGTCCCGACATCGCTTGCCGATACCTCCGGCGCGATACCATCGTAACCGGCAATCAGCCGCACTTTCGAAAACTCCTGCCCGGTGATGCGGTTCACCGTATCAGCTGACAGGTTGTAGATTTTGAACGTACCCACCCGCGACGCGCTGCTGATGTTGAACCAGTCGATCGTAAAGGTCACTTTAAAATCGCTGAGCTCGATACCCTGCCCGTTCTCGTTCACGAGCTGCAGCTCGAAATGTCTCATCCAGTTCTGTGACATGCTTACTCCGTTGATACCAGTAAATGACTGCGGCCGCCCAGGTCGGTTTTCGTCGGATAATCCTGTGTACTGTCGTCACAGACCACCACCAGCTTAAAGCCGAGCCCCATATAGGCGTACTGCGCCAGCAGGTCCGCGCCCGTTACGAGAGGAATACCGGATATTACCGGCTCCCCTCTGTCGTTCTGCAGGTCCATAATCCAGTACAGATCGCGCCAGGTGATGCTAATCCGCCAGGTGATCCCCGCCAGGATGATGCTGAATTGCTGGTTATCCGCTGTCAGCGGGATTTCCTGAATTGCCATTAGCCGAGTCCCAGTAATGACGCCGCGTTACCCGTGATGCTTTTCAGCAGTGAGGTATTTGGCGGCTTTGTGGTTTTAGTGCCGGTATTGAGCACCGCCGACGTGCTGGCCCCGTCCTTCATGTTGGTTTTATCCGCGACGGCGATCTGCTGCGTCTGCGAGATTAGTACCTCCCTCAGGGTAAGAACGGCAGACAGGACATTTTCGGTTGTCTTGTCTGTCGTCACTTCCAGCGCGCGGATCAGCATGTTGCTGTACAGCCGTTTGCCGGTCACCACATCGAAAGGAATACGGCTCGCCTGCAGGTCAAGAATCTCCTGATACGTCTGCTGGGGACTCAGGCCCAGTAAGCTGGTGGCCGTCAGATTGCTGGCAAAATCCAGCAACGATCCGCCACCAGCGAAACCGACCTCCATCACCACTTCGGACGGCTTTTTGTAGGCATGGTCTGCAATGGCTGCCCCGACCTCAACAGGGTGCTCGGTTATCTCCAGCGTATCGGTATGCTTCTCAGAAACAACCACGCTGGGGACGATCATTCCTATTTTTCGGCTCTGCTGCTGAAAGAGCGTAGAGAGAATATCCATTAGCCCACCTTCGTTTGATTACCGCGCATGACCTGGGCATTTGCCGACTGCTGGCGACGCTCGACCTCGGTACCGACAGAGCGCGGTTCACCACCACCGTAAATGTGGTAGGTGTTTTGCTGATTCACGTTCGCCCCGCCAATTCCCGCGACGGCAGCCTTCCCGATTAACTCCTTCGAATAGATGTTTCGCCCATTCTCATGGTGAATAATGCTACTCATTAATGCCGACATCGTTTGTGGGTCGTTAATATTTAAAGCGGCCTGCGGATTTACTCCCAGACGTTGGGAAACCGCCTGTATATAGGCTGCTGTATTGTTATTGTCGGAAGCGGGCGCCCAGGTAGAGATAATTTTCTCTACGCTGTTAATCCCTCTTCCGGCATACAGCACGAGCTGGCGCGAAAGAGCGCGCAAACCATCAAAGGCGGTTTCGAATCGGGCAAACCTGCCACCAGGGCGCTCAAGTGCAGCGCCAGCCTGACCAGCAAAATTAAGGTTTCCGGGATTATTGTTCCGTTCACCTCGCTTTGCAGCCTGTCCAATCTGATCTGGCTCATCATCACCAAACCAGCCGCGCACCGTTCGGCCCACGCTACGAGGATCGAATCCCCAGTGCTCTTTAATCCAGTCGGCGGTACCGTTGGCGCTGCCAGTTACCATCGGCATCGCTGACGGATTTTCGCTGCCCTGATTGAGCATCTGTTTACCGATGCTGGCGGCATCAGCCCAGCGGCCATCTTTAATGGCGTTAAGCAGGTCGGCGATCATATTCAGCATTTTGCTGAACTCGCCCATCTGGTCGATAAAGTTGCTGAAATCCCACTTCAGGGACCATGATTTGGGGTCAATATTGAGCAGCTTCGCCAACGCTTTAGCCAAGTCGTTAACGGTCGTTTTAAGGTTACGAACCATCTTCAGCGCCGCGTCGACTTCCGGTTTCCACTTGCCCCAGTCAATCAGGCTCTGGCCGCCTTCCTTCCAGGTCTTATAATCCTCCCACAGGAGGGCAATCCCCGCCGCCAGCGCGGTAATCAGGCCAATCGGTGACATCCAGAACGTGCTGTTCAGAATGCGCAGCGCTATCGTCAGCGCGCCAAACAGCGAGATCAGCTCCCGCGTTTGCTTATCGAGTGATTTCCACCAGGTGATAAGGTCTGATGTCCCCTCGATGAGCCGGAAGAACAGCCGCCCGATAATGTCCCCGAGCGCCAGAATGCCTTTAATGGCTTTCGTCAGTGTCTGCTCAATACGCGGGAAGTTATCCAGGATATGACGGCGCAGCGTGTCCAGCGAACCCGCCAGGCCACCAGCAAGATTAGAGCCGATTTTGTCTCGAGCCATACCTGCCATCGCGCCGAACTCGCGTAGGGAGGTCATGAATTTGTTGGAGCTTCTGGCTGCTTCGTCAGCATTGAAGCCGATAGCTTTCGCCATTGTGCTGTACTGCCCGGTGAAACCGCCCACCCCCCGGCGCATCGCCATGAGGGTATTTTCGTCAATACCCAGCATCTGCGCATACTGGTTAGCCCTGTAATACGGCATGTTGCTGAGCTTCTGGCCGACGCCCGTAAAGATAGCGGCCATGTCGCGCATGTTACCGCTGGCGTCACGGGTCTGTACGCCCAGACGGTTCAGGAAACCTTCCGCTCCGGGGTTATGCCGCATAAACCGGGCGAGACTTTCCAGAGAGGAGCGCGCCGCGTCGACGCTGCCGCCCACCTGCGAAACCGCATAGCCAATAGACTGAATCCCCTGAACCGTCGCGCCGGTGCGCTGCGACGCCCAGTAGAGATTATCCAGGCCTGAGGCGATCTTAGCCGTGAATGCCACCACGGTAAGCGCGGCACCTTCGACGGCCAACCCCATTTTGATGGCGTTTGCGGTCGTACCGGCGAGAACAGAGTCGAACTTTGACGCACCTGCTTCATCGATATCGAATCCGAGCGAGACGAGGAAATCTTTAATAGTCTCAGCGTTCATTATCCTCTCTCCATTTCTCAATACGGCGCTGGTTGTCTGCCTTAACGGCCAGGTGGTCATTCATCAGCGCGATATCGTACAGATCAACTGATCCATCCTTCAGCGCGTAATAAGGGATTAACCCGGCGTCAACCGGGTCAAGGAGATAAGACAGCCCGTCAGGCAGGCTGTTGAGGGTTAGCCCTGAGGCTGGTCCGCCGTCGCGCTGGTAGGGCTCACGGGCAAAAAATTTCCCAGCGAATCGGCGACCACCCGCGCCACCAGCTGGAGCATGGTCAACAGGTCGATATCGTCGAACATCAGTTGGCCGCTGTTGAATACCGGCGTCCATCCGTCCATGTGCTTACGTGACACTACGGCCAGGCACGGATGAATAATCGCGTTGGTGTCTTCTTCGGTCAGAGAAGACAGTTCCTCAGCGATACGCGGGAGCAGGGTTTCAAACACCGGTTTCAGCTGATCGAATTTCACTCTGTCGATTTTGCCATCTGCAGGCAGAAGGGGGCGAATGCTTCCGAAATCTGACATCATGCCTGCCAGAACCGGCAGGAGTTTGCGGGTCACTTTCAGCTGGTCAAAAACGCTGAGTTTTGCCACGCGGTAATCGTGGCCTTTGATTGAACATTCCATCTGTTAAAACTCTCCGAGTACCTGGTCGATTTTGCCGCAGTCAAACACCCAGGGCATCGTATTACCGGCTTTAGCGTTGGCGTTATCCGGCTGTTTCTGGAACGCCACGCTGCGCGCCGTGATGATGTCACCGCTCACCTTGTTTCGGATCACAATGACGTTGTTCCCCCAGGTGCCTGAGGACTGACTCTGGGCGTTGTACGCCAGCGACAGCTTTTTGTTCGTCGGTGAGGTTTTCAGCAGGTTGATGGTCACAGTGCCGCTTTTGTCCGCGTGCAGGCTGTGCATCACTTCGCCGTCAGCACCGATGGTCATGGTGTTTTTGGGGCCGCCCATTGCAACGGTGATCCCCTCCTCTGAACTGGCGGAACCGTAGCCCAGATCAATCTCGCCGGTCGGGCCGGAGAGGGACGCCGTGACGTCCATAAAAGAATAAGTAGCCATTCATGTTCTCCTTAGCGAACGACGTTGATCTGCACATCAGCGAAATGAACCGCACCCGCCAGCTTACAGGCCACCTGAATAACCGGTGCCTTACGTGCTTCACGGTCTGCCTGCGCCTGCTCTGAAATCGGCTGCGCGTAGACGTAATAGCCTTTTGTCAGCGTGTCGCCGGAATCCAGCTGCCCAATCGGACCTCCGTTCCATACGCCAGCCGCCACCAACCCGTTCGTTACCGACTGATCCATTGATTTCTCAACATTGGAAAGGAGGCGCGTCACACCCGCATCAGTCTGTGGGACTTTGGTTGTGCTGGTGTAGAGCAGGTTATACAGGTTGGTCTGTACGTAGTTTTGCAGCCAGTCGAGCCCGTGGCGCTCATCGAAGAAATCGCCGCTGGACATGACGCCCTGCTGAAGGATTGCCGTATCGTTCTCGTAATACACGTAGACGTTACAGTTTTTGGCATCCAGCGCTGCCGCCTGATTGGTGGTCAGGGTTTCATACGTGATCCCCGGCTCCTGCTTGAATTTCAGGGTAATGGTGGTATTGCTGCCGTTGAAATTCACCGTAAACGCGCGGCCAAACGCAGACAGCGCGGCGTACTTGCTGCTGGTGGAATACTGCACGAACGTACGCGCGTATTTTGCCGTCTTCAGCTTATAGGCCAGATCGGTTGTGGAGGTCGTGTTAATCGTTTCCGGGTCCTGAGTGGTAATCGCCAGAATACGACTGAGGCTGGAAGCCTTGATGGCTGCGGCCACGCTCAGCCAGTCGGCATCGTCGATGTCTTCATCGTCTGCCACGGCCAGACCGTACCAGCTCGTGTAATTCAGTACGGCGTTCACGGCCTGCAGCAGCGTTTCCGTCGATCCGCTTTCAGCCGATACCAGCGTTTTCGCCCAGCGGCCGACATACACCTGCTGAGGTTTCGGTGACTGTGAGAAATACACGGTCGCGGCTTCATATTCCGGGCTATCCACGCCGAAATCAGCGCCGATATCTTCCGGGGATGAGTAGAGGCGAATACGCTCTGAAACCGGGATAACCGTCGAGCTCCCAAGAATGAGCAGTGAACCAAAGTTTCGACCAGTAGCCGCACGCGGCCCAATGATCACGTCGACGTTAACGGCGTTCGATACAGGTAATCCCTGCGGCATAATTTAGTCTCCGAAAAATGAGACGGGCGCATCTTGCAGCGTCCGGACGTTGTAGGTACGAATATTTTTGCGGGAAAGCGTAATGGTGAGGTCATATCGCCTCACCCACTGGTTATTAATGAGCTCTGGCAGGTTGTAGATAGTCCCGGCATCCACCAGCGAAAGCCCCGAGCGGTTCAGCTCAGCGTTGTTCTGCTCGACGAATATCCCCGCGCGGAAAGTTGATGCAGTGTTGGCCCCCAGAGGGCCGTAAAAGCAGCAAATCACCGTGACCTGTTCCCATGTCCATTGCTCGGACTGTTCATCCGAAACCTGAACATCGGACTGGCTTAACGGCTGGGGAACGGTAGTGATACCGAAGCCGCACCACGTTACCCCGTTGTTGGGGATCTGCGGCTGCGGGTCAGTCCATCGGGGGAAAACAAGCGTTGCCGGCAAGCCAGAAACACCTCGTATCCAGCGGCTGATTTCGCGCTCCAGCGCCTCGTCATAGTTCGGGTTTACCCCGACAGGCGTAAGATAACCGCGCGCGGTGCTGTCGTTACTCAACTGGCGTCCCTCCGTTAAAGTCCACCAGCTCACAATGTGCCTGGACGAATCCGGCACCGTAACGGGTGTACGGGTCAACGAACGTCACGCGGTAGTCGCGGCCGCTGTAGGTGACGATATCGGCATCCAGACGCGGGGAGCTGTCTGAACCGGGCTGGCCCTGGGTTAATCTGAACTGCGTCACGATGAGGATCGCGCCGCTGATGTTCTGGCCTGCCTCCATTCGCCTGGCTTCCAGAGAACGGTCAACCGTCACCACGCCAGAGAACGGAATATCCTGAGCGGTGTTTTTCGTGAAATTGTCCTCATCCACCGTCTGAACCTGCCGGTGACATACCAGACTGGTGTCCATGAAGTCGGGATCGAGAAGAACATCGCTCACATCGAGAAGAGGCATTATTTTTTCCTCACGACGTAGTTAATTGAGCGCAGCAGGTATCCGTGGGCATACAGCGGCTTTTCGCTAGGAATGCCCTCGGCCCTTCTGCGTTCGAGGGTTTTCTCAGAAAGTGGGTGCAGTCGGTCGCCAGCACCGATAACAGCTTTTGCAGCATCACGGGCAATCTGTCCGGCGCTCTCCAGCTCACGCACTGCTGCTTCAGTCTGCCCCTCCAGCGCGGCGGTTGCCGCTGCCTTCAGGTGCGCAGTGGTTCGGGGTTTTGAATCCTCGATCCCCATATCCAGAAAAGGACGCGGGGGAAGCGTGACCGTTGTACCGTCGATTTCCACCGTTGCGCCCGTCGAGTGGAGGTATCCCAGTTCCGCGTTATTAATCGGGGAGCCATCCTCACGCCCTGCCTTGTCCTCAGGTATTCCCACCAGCACATCCATTCCGGATAGCTGCCGGAGGGATTCCAGAACAGCCACGGCGTTATCAGCGCGAACCGTTAACCCGCTTTTCATAGCAACTGCCTGCCACCAGCGCCGAACATCGACCACCACCAGTAGAACTCGCGCCCGTAGGCGGTGCTGTTCCAGAAACCGGCATCCGGATTGATTACCCCGGACACGTCATAGCTCACTGAAACCTTATCCACTGATTTAGAGGACACGACACCTGCTGCGCCGTTGCTGTTCACACCACCAGCGGCAGCGGCGGCCAGCGTGCGGCCGCGTAGCTCCGTATAGTGAGCCGTGAATAGTTCGGCCAGGTAGACGAACTGATCGCCCTGTACGTCCTGATTCAAAAGCGAATCGGCCTGCCCCAGATAGAAATTCACTGAGGGGTCAGGGTAGCGGGTTTTATCGGCGAACTCGGGAAAGTCGGTGCGGAACTGCTCGTTAGTCGGAAGCCTGCTGTTTTTTGGCATTTTTCGCGTCCCCGCCGGTGTTATCGGTTTTGTCCGTACTGTCGGCAGGTTTACCGCCTGCTGGTGCATGAGCGGCTGCCAGCTGCGCTTTCAGGTCTGTGTTTTCATTCCCCAGCGTGGTGATGGTTTTTTCATGCTCAGCCAGCTGCGCTTTCAGGGTGTTATTTTCCTCGGCCAGGAGAACAAGGCTCGCGGTAAGGTCTTCAGTGCTCTGCTCGTTCGCCAGGTCGGCTTCGTCAATCGGGCGCGCATAGGCTTTAAAGGCCCAGTGGTCCTTAACTTCTTTCGGGAAAGAAGAACTGTCGTGGATGCCCTGAGACAGCTCAAATTTAGAACCGTCGGCAAAGCTGAGAGTCGCGCCACCGGAAACAACGTATTTCATGTTTTTGCTCCATAAAAAAGGCGGGTTTCCCCGCCTGTTTCAGGTTAAGACGCCGGAACGTCCAGATAAGAGATCGTATTGGAATACGGGGTTTCCACCTGGCCCAGCTTGCCGTAGTAAGTGGTCAACTGCTGCAGGCCGCGATACTCCAGTGGCGTGTTCAGCAGAGGAACCATTGGGAAGCGAACGTATTTTTCGTCCTGGGTGTAAGCAACGATACGATGCGCGCCACCAGCGCCGCGCTTGGAGGCCCACTTCATGGAGACGATCTCCAGCGGTGTGCCGTTTTCCTGGAATGCGATGGTGTTAATCTTCACGTATTCCAGTACAGAGATATTCCCAGCAGAGGAAACCTTTTTGCTCGCCAGCAGGCCGAACAGCTCCGGGGCCAGACCGATTTTCGCCGGGCAGACTGCGTAACCAGAACGAACCCAACCATCAGACAGCACCAGGTTGATATCCTGAACGATGACATCCGGATCTGTGGTTGCGGTCCACGCTGCAGCTGCAGCAACCGGGGTAACATCCTGCAGGTTCAGCAGGCCACGAACGCCCAGTTCAGTGTCACCGATATAAACCTGCTCGTCGGTGTCCATTGCCCACTTCAGCTTCATTCCTTCGTATTTCTGGACATCAACCGGACGGCCCAGCTTTTGCGCGGAGGCAAGTTCAAGCACCGTCCAGCCAATTTCCTGCCCCCACGGAGTGAGGTTGTTACGGGTTGGTTGAATATCGAGTTCGATACCAGGAACAGCAGTGGATTTTTTACCAATCCAGTTTTTACCGTTAGGGTTAGGACCACCAACGCCGACGAAATCGGTGTTCGTGAAGGAAGATACTTCATCAGCAATAGAAATATCGCTACGCAGCGGCATGTCGCGGGACCACTTAACGGAGGTCAGCGGCATGTTCAGCGTCTGATCCATGCGCTCCAGCTCTCCGACTAGAAATGCGCCGGTGGAGTCGATGGTCGCTCTGTCAACTGTAAACATTAATTATTCCCTCAGATGTTATAAGCGATTTCAATACGGCCGTCGGCTTCACCCGGCCCCATGACCTCTGCATTTGTCAGCTGAGGTGTATTTGATGCGGTGGAGTCCGGGGACAACACAAAGGAGCCAACCGGGCTTTGGGTGGTGCCACCAGCCACGCGAACGTAAACCGGATCGCCTTTCTTCGCGGTCGTCGCGTTGCCTGCAGTAGCCATCACGCAGATGTAACCCCGTTTAAGGTTGTCGCCGACCTGATTAGCCGTCACACCGATGTAAGCAAGGTCCAGAGCAGAGGTGATCGGAAACGGGCGAACCAGAATCCCTTTCACTTTGCTGATGGTGTCGCCGGACTCCAGCGGAACGAATTTATCGTTCATGTATTTACCCGCCAGACCGTAGGACGAGAACTGCTTCGAGTGGTCCAGGTTGACCGGCTCAATGGTGAGATCACGAGGACGGGTAACGCCCCCGGCAATGCCCAGGGGCATGCGCGTTAAATATGCAGTACCTGCCATGATGATTTACCTTATTTGTTATTTGCCCAGAATTCGGCGTTGAGCTTGTTCAGTTCTGCCGGGGAAAGGTGCTTGGTGCTGGTCGCCCGGTCAGTTGTGCGGGTAGCATTGTTCAGCGGGACCAGTTGATTTTTCGCCTTATGCAGCGCCACGGCGGCAGTAAATACCGCGTCGACCGTAGCCTTAGGCGCTTTGTAGAAATCATCCACCCCGAACGATTTCAGGCTGTCACCGGTGCGCATTGCATGACTCAACACCTGACGCTTCAGGCTCTTATCGCCAGCTGGCTGGAAGCCAGGGCAGATAATTTCCGCATCGGCGATCAGGTTGCGCTTAAAGGCTGCATCACCCGTCACTTTGCGGTTTTCTTCTTCGTCTTCGTCGGTGGTCATGTTGCCCGGGTCCGGCTCGCCGTCGGTGGTTTTACCCTCCAGCTTTTCCAGACGAACCAGCAACGCTTTCGCCCAGGCCGGAATTTCTTCATCGCCCGTGCCGGTTTTGTCTTTGTTCGGATCGCCTTCGTCCGTAGTGGTGCGATTGCCTTCAGGCAAGGCGGTGGCCTGTGAAGGAATGTTGATGGTGATAGAGGAACCGGGGATTGAAGGCATGCCATCAGACGGCATATCCGGCGCTTCGTCGATGAGTTTTGCCAGCGCATCCTCATCTTTCGTCTTAATGGCCTGAGCCAGTTTTTTAAGCCATGACATTACAGGCTTCTCCTTTGTTGTTGATGGGATGGAATCCCCGATTGCACAGCGGCCACCAGCACGCCCCCGGTCGATGCCGACAGCGAGGTGGTTACCTGTGATTTGGTATTGCTTGCCCTTACCGGGCGCCATCTGCTTGTACTGCGCGTCATAGCCGCAGCTGACATCGGTCAGGCCAGAATTCACCGCGTCGATTGCTTCCTGCCGTTTAATCAGCACGTCAGCAATGAGCAGATCCGATTTATCGCCGGTGCCGCGCCGGACGTTCTGAATGTGTCCGTGCGCCAGCTCTGCGAAGTTAGAAGGGTTCACGAAAACGATGTTGCCCAGACTGTCCTCTGGATGCCCCAGCGTGACGGCAACGCCTTCAAAGCTCGCCATCGTCTCCGGGGAAAACACCTCGTCTTCTGTTCGCCAGACTGTCACCGTGCCAGTGCCGTCCGGTTCGAGGTCGATTTCCTCAGGTAAATAGACCTGCGTCCCTGTGCGTGCGATCGGCACGTCTTTACACAGCAGAGAGCCGTCCGCCTGCAGATAGCGAGTTTCGCCCAGGCGTGTAGTAAAGAAATATTTCATGGTGCCTCGCTAAATAATCGCGGGGTCTGAGTTACGTACGAACTCGCGGAGAAGCGCCTTTATCTGACGGACATTTCCCCGACCGATAGCCTTCAGTTGAGACAGCTCACCGACACAACGATAAACAGCGGTGACGCTGCCTATAGACATTTCGATAACCCGGCGGTCGCCAGCTCGCTTAGCATCGATACAAACCTTTTTCATTTTCACCTCTTCGGGCAACAAAAAAAGGCCGCTCATGAGCGACCTTGAGGAGTAGGATAAATGTTCAAAATAACGGGCTATTTAACATAAGGGTTCTTACCCGCACCGACGAAAATGGACTCGATTAAAATGTCCCCTTTAAGCCGTAAAAGTAGCGATTAACTGGGCTGAAAATCGGTCTTTTCGAATACAACATTTTCATAACATTTCGCGGGTATTACAGTTCGCATGAAATGAATGCTCAAAGCCGTATTTTTCATTTTCTCGGTGCAGGAATCTGTACTTCAGGCCAGCATTTGCAGTTCGGCAAACATCCGGCGTGTCCGGTCATACCGTCCAGCGTCGGCGGGTTATCCCAGCGTACAAATTTATCTTTCATCTTGCGGTGAGAATCGCGCGTTCCGGCCCCCTCGATACGCCACCAGTAGCCCTCTGAGCCAACCGAAAGGGCTCTGGCTTGCGTCAGCGCGCCGGTAGCTCGGCCAATCTCTGTACGGGCAATCAGCTGCGCCCTGCTGGCGGCCACGTCGCCGGAGGCCATGATCATCTCGTAGAGCTCATCCGGACGTTCACCAGTAATAACCGCCTGCATTGCGCGCTGTTGTATGTCCATCACGCGATCGGCTGCTTCCAGCGGTAGGGACTTCATCAGCTGAATCTGGCGGTATACGATATCCTGCGCCACCTGCCCGACGGGGGTATTACCCACCACATCGCGCAGACCAGCGCCGATTTCCTCAGATACCGATTTCCACTGATTCCATTCCTCCAGCTCGACCTGGGCAAACATCCTTCGCCCGACCTGCTCTGCCCAGTCGTTGATTACCTCGGAATAGTCCACCAGCGTTTTCGAAATGCTGTCAGCGCTAGTCTGTGAACCATCGTAGGTACCATCGACGATCTGCCCTATCTGGTTTGCTATCGCCAACAGGCTTTTTCGATACTGGATCTCCGAACGGCGGCGGAGGGATGGTTTCAGGTTCATCCTCCTCCCACTGGGCCTTCGCATCTTCTATGTCCTCGTCAGTGATAGAACCACCGATCCCAATCACATCAGAAATGTTCCTGAGGTCGTTAAGCGCGGCTGCCGGAGGCATTCCGAGGTCACGAACGGCGGTACCGAGTGCAGTAACCACATTGTTCGCCATCGTTGCGCGGTCCACGTCTGACATCTCCCAGAGCTTGTTAAACTCGAAAGTAAAATCGTCAGGTAGTGGTTCACCGAACAGAGAACGCCAGGAGATATCGAGCAGCCAGCGGATATGGCGGCGTAAGCGTCTCTCCTGCAGCGAGTTAACCCGGCTGTAGTAGTTTTCCAGATCGCCGTCGCCAGTGTTGAAACCTGCAGGGGACTGCCCGAACAGACGGACGAGAGGAATTCCCGTCGCGCCGGAAACCTGCTCAGCAAAGCGCAGAAGGACATCAGCGATACCCGCAAACGTATAGCTGTGGGTTTCGAACTTATCCTTACCATCCATGATGGTCATGCCTTCGATGGTCTGGAACTGACGTATCATGTCTAGGTGCTTCATCAGCGCCTTTTCAAGGTCGCCTCCGGCAGCAAGAATCTTGCGCAGGTCTTCAATGCTGTAGGTCCGCAGATGTGCTTTGTGGATCAGCTGTGTGGTGCCGACCGTCGCAGTATCAAACGCCTCGATACGCTCGAAAATACGCTCAACAACAGACATCCCCCAGCCGTTTTCCGTCTGGGCCTGCTGGAAAGGTAGCGTATCGCCCTCCATACGGATAACGCGGCTGTGGTGGATCTTCCAGGGGGGAATCCCCTGCTGGTTCGTGATTACCTTGTAATATTTCGGTTTCCCAAAATCGGGGCCGTAATCGGTAACGAGGTCGTAGTAACTCGGGTTAACCATCCAGCGGTCAAGGCTCATCACGCCCTTAAACTGCCCCTCTTTGATGCGATCCAGCTTCAGCGGGGAGGACATATCCTGCCCTTCAAGCAGGACCACCAGCACCGCGCCACCATACAATCGTGACCATTTGAGGTTATCGTTAAGCCCATCCCATATAGCCAGCTCATCCCAGAAGGTTTCGAGCTTGCCCTTTTGTCCGGGTTTCAGCTTTGAGCTGATGTTAATCCCCTTGCGGGTCATATCATCGGCCATCGCATCCACACCGGCACCAACGAGGAACGATGAACGATACGCAAACTCCAGCATCACCCTGTTACGGCTGATGTACCCGGGCATGTACATTCCGCCCGTCTGTATGTTTCTGGTGTCGCTGCCAAGTTTGGCCGTGAAATTGTTGTACCCGTCAGCTGTCGCAACGGGCTTTTGTGCGCCGTTCTGGCGTTTCTTACGGGACATGTCACGCTCCGGCCAGTTTGGCCCAATTATCAAGAGAGGAATCCATCGGCGCGTAGTTAATCATCACGGCGTCTGCGAGGTTCGGCGATTTTGTGCCTTCCGGCTGTTTATCCACGAGGATTTTACCGACGGCATTTTTCGACCAAGTAGGCTGTGAAAGCTCCATCAGCAGGCGGTCAATATTTTCTATCTCGCTGCTTATCGAAATGATTTCGTCGGGGTTGTAGTCCATCCCGTTCAGCGCCCGGAAGGTGTTCCGAAACAGCTTGCGGAGATGCCACCAGCTCTGCGCTTTCGCGTTCGCGAAGAAGTCTTTATTCAGGCGCGCCGCTTTACCGTTATCACCAGGAACGGCTTCATCTTCCGGATCGAATACGCTACCGCTACCACGGAAAGGCGTAGCTGTGATTGTTCCCCGGCCTTCAGCCTGCCTGAGCTCGTTTATCACGCGAGCATCGCCGCGCGCACCGGCACCCAGACCGTCCTCATCGAAACGGAACTCATCCAGACCGTAATCGTCACAGTACCCGAACGATTTAACGACAGAGGCGTAGATGTCGCTGCCAATGCCAGACCATTCGTGAACGTTCTGCAGAAGGAAGCCATAGCGGCAAGAAAAGCCGTTTTTGTCTTTCCCTTCGTCTGCGATATCCATTGCGCCGAGGCGCTGGCCGCTGGGCTGAATACCCAGTTTGATATGCGCGTCGACGGCAGCCTGTACCCATTCAGAAGGAATGAGAATCCCCTCTGTGGATGCGCTGTAGTTCAGGTCCAGTTCCTGAGCAACGATAATCGGATCATCAATTTTCAGACATTCGTTGCGGTACCACTCATCATCCTTGCGCGAGTCGCTGCGCCAGTGGAACGTAAACACCGGGATATTTCCGCTGTGGCGCTTACGGGCAAACGGGTTATTCATGCCGTTGACGGATGAGAGGTCTATACGGCAGCGGGTCGTCTGAGAGAGCGCAGCATCAATGAGTAATGGTCGTTTGAGGAATGCCGACTCATCCACGAAATAAAGCGTGGTACGGTCACCACGGCCAATGTTATCGCCAGCCTCTCCCTTAATGACCGCGCCCGTTTCCGGGAACTCCACGCGCATGTAAGGAGCATGTTTTTTGTCACTCCATGAACCGCGAAACTCTACCGGCAGCAGCTCTACAAACTTACGCGCTTTCCAGAAAAGTGCTTTCGGGTCGCCGGTACTGTCGACATATTCCTCTTTACGAGAACCGAACCCGATCACCATTTCTTTGTTGAACAGGCAAAGCGAACAGGCCAGACCGATAGAGGTCCAGCTCAGCCCCATTTCGCGGCTTTTTTCTGTCAGCCCATGCTCAAGACTGGCGCGCCTGTCCATGATCCAGTTAATCCATTCCTCCTGGCGGGGGAACAGCAAAAACGGGATGGTCGCAGGCAGCCCATAATCGAGGTTACGCGGGTCTGTCGTCATGCCCCAGTCGATGATGAACTGGGCCGGGTTAGTACGGTAAAACTCACGGAGTGCCGGAAGCATTTCAGGCGCTTTCCTGATCCGCTCCAGCCTCTCCATTCTCCACTCAAACACGGCGGTATAGTCCGGTTTGCGGAAGTCAAAGGGGAACGGGATCGGCACAGAAAAATTCCTCAAAAACGCCCCGATTTAACATAATGGTCGTTACCCGCACTGGCGCAACAGCACCCATCACGCAAACGGCGTGAAGCCTCAGTTTTGAACAGAAAAGTGGGCAAATCGGGATGAATAAAACGTGCATAAAACGGGTCAAAAAGTGCATAGCGTTTTTACGGTTCGAAACGCCTATTTTTGCAATTTTCAGCCCAGGTATTTTTTGTAGATATCTGCTGCTTCCTGCGGGGTCAGGTTCGCCGCGTCGGCTTTGGCTGCCTCGTCCATATTGTTAAACGATTCGAAAATTTTCGGTGCTCCCAGCTCCATAAGCAGGGTTGCCGGAACTTTTATCCCCTCAGCCTCAAGCAGCTGCGCCGCCTGCAGTGCGGTGTATTTACCGTCTACCTTGTGCTTCATCACCTCACGAAGCACATCACGATGACGGTCTTCTTCCCCATAAACACTGCGGCCGAGGCCAAGAGCTTTGGCAAACACCGCAACATCATTGTGCGTTGGCAAAACATCCTCAACGGTTGTTTTCAGTCCATCAGAGGATTTGGTGACAATCTTTCGCTTTCGAACGTCCAGGCTTTTACCTGCAACGTTGTTTATCTTTTCCATCAGAACTTCTCGAGCCTCGGTAAAGGCACGATTGAAGTCGGCATGTTCCTTGCGCCAGTTGCGGATAGTCGCCTCGTCAATTTCCAGTCGCTGGGCAACCATGCGGTTTGAGATCTTGTTACGGGCTAAGGCCATGTCAAGAACGATACCGACGTAGGCCTTCTTAAAGCTATTTTTACGGGCCATACGTTTACCTGATATCTGCTATTGTTCATGTTTTGTTCAAATTCAGTTTTCCGAATTTTGCGTGCGGAATAATTCTGAGAAAAAAACTACTCCGGGGCCGCAGGCCAGCAGTGTTTGAGTGCGGAATTAAAAACTTCAAAAAATGCGGAGTTATCCATTTTTCGGGAAAACTGCGATTTGATGCCCGGGGGCCGCGCAGAATGGGGAGATAGTGGATCGCCCTAATATTTCCACTATGTGGATAACTCAGTCCAGATCCATCTCCACCACTTCACCGAACAGGTGACCGTAAACGTCCATTGTGGTTTTGATGTTCGAGTGCCCAATGAGGCGAGAAACCTTCAGAATATCGACGCCTTTGTTTGCCAGGCGAGATACAGCAAAGTGGCGAAGATGATGGAATCGCTTAATGCCGTAGTCGTTCAGGGTTCTGACGAGAACCCCCTGGGTGCCGTAGCTGGTAGCGAGACATGCGCCAGTAAACTGGTTGCAGATAATAGGCTCGGAGGAACCCAGCTTACTTTTATCCAGCAGCGCGAAAAGCTCACGCGGCATCCGTACCCGGCGCTCCACACCTCTTTTCAGCCCCTCATGTATAACGCCATCAACAACATGCCCCCGGATGTCGATCCAGTCGGCTGACACGTCGTTATAAGTAACCGCCAGAGCCTCACCGATGCGCAGGCCACAAATCCCGAGCCAGCACGCGATACGCTCACGAACTGGCGCGTTATTCAGTAGCTCCCTGACCGAGGATGATGGCGGTATGGTGATGGGTCGACGCTTCCGGCGCGCGGGACGGTCAACAGGGTTAAAAGTGATGAGCCGTTTTTCCACCAGCAGGAAGAAAGCCGAACGAATCCAGCGATGGCAGCCGGTGCGAACCGAATCAACGATCTCGCGATGGCTGATATGGAGAATATTTTTTTCCAGTATCGGCCCGTCTACAGCGAGAAGATCGTGACGGCATTTCATATAAGACGACAGCCGTATGATATTTTTTTCCAGCTTGCTGGCCTGATACCCCAGATAAAACAGAATTAACTTTCGGAAAGCCCAGGAATGGTCTATTCCGGTCCAGCTGGCAGTTCGACAATCCAGCTCGATATTCTGTTTTTGCCAGAAAAGATGTGCGGCATCATCAATATTCTTAAAAATGCGACGGCGTCCATGACCGGATTTTTCATCCTTCCAGTGGACGTAATATTTTGATTGTCCATTGGCATCAGTGGATTCTTTTATCGAAGCCATGCTGAACAATCCTCACTCAAAAAACATTATCGAAGCCCCTCAGTGAAGGGCTTCTGTAATATCAGCTTCGAAGAGGAGTAAAACGGAAATTAGTGACATATTTAGCCACTACGATAACTCGCCCTTTCATGTCTTTGGTAGCTGCACAGTGATAATAATCTCCGTTCGCCTTCGGTTGGTCTTGATCCGAATAGCCGAGGATTTTTTTGCCATCATTCAGTTCAAAAACTGCCTCATAAACGGTTTTCCCGGTATCGGCAGGCTCACAATCTGTTAAATGAAAGGATGATTCAGTTTCACGAAGTATATCCACGGGTATTTCCTCGCCGATTTTCACCGCCTCTCTTGAAACAATTTCAGTTGCGCATGAAAGAGCGCGAAGAATATTACCTAATTCACTTTTTTCCGGGCGATAGTCCACTTCCATTTCAAATGGTGAAAGGCCCGATATAGTAACTGTTATTTTTATCATCACATTAATCTCTTTACCCCCTCAAGGGGATATATGGTTACTTATCCGCATAACGGGATAAACATCACTGCCGGTCCTGCTCGATTTGACGGATACCCGCCAGCTGGTTATTCGCTTTTTCGATAGCGGCCAGCAGCGGCTTGATCCAGAGGACAGCCTGGCAATACGTCAGCGTGCTGGGGGGAGTGGCGCTATCACCGGCTGCGTCAGCGTTCCCGGAATCGGTGTGCATTGCGCTGGCACGTAGACGGTGCGTGTATTCGAGCAGCCCACCAGCGACATCAGCAGGAACAGGCAGATCACAGGTTTTTTCACGGCGGAGGATCTCCCGATATTCAATAACAGTTTTATCGGAGCTGGCATCAATCTGTGAATTTAGTCGGCTGGCATTTTCGGCCACCTGGTTAAACCGGTTGAAGTTGAAAGCCTGAGCAGCGATAACCGTTCCCTGCAGGGTGTTGTCACTGCGCAGAACATCATTATCACTCTTCAGCGTAGCAACGTCAGATCGGCTGTTTGCCAGCAGGATGCACAACACCGCAAGAACAATCACCACGGCCACCAGCGCTATCGAACGCCATGCGGCTTTGATATCGGCAAAGGTGATCATTTCAGACCGTCCAGGCAGAGAGCTTCTTCTTTACCTGCGCGAGTAACCAGCCCAGGAAGAACCCGACCACCACCGTAAACCCAGCGAGAGAACTGATTACACGCAGACTTATACGCAACCGGCCCCTCACGGAATAAGCTAAACATTGTGGATTTACGCATATTCCCGCACCCGGCGCGGAACGTCACCGATACTACAGCGCTGAAAGTATCATCAGACAGATTTCTGCCGTTGGCGTACCGGTTAACACAGGATTCAGCATCGAGGATATTTTTTTCCCATTCCGCCGCGATCTGTTGGTCATTTTTCACTGTGCCGGGTTTAACCCCGTGGGTGTTGCCCATACCATCGGTGAGCACACCGGCGGGGCAAACATAAGGATCACGACGACATGATTCCGCATTACCGATGAGCTCAAGGCCGCGCTCATTGGTTCGAACATGCCCATTACCGAGCACTATCGCAATGATCGCAGCAACTGAACAAACAATACCCGCAGCACCTGCCTTTTTATTTTGCATTTGCGTTTATCCTGTTAATGGCATCTGTAACAACCTTGACGCTTGCCGGACGATCCGCAGGAGGTAACTTTCGGGCATCATCAAAATATTTTTCCAGCAACTGAGTGCGGCGCTGGTCCTCTTTATGGAGTTTTCTGGCGTCAAGCCGACCGGATATAAAAGAGGCCAGAGAAAGAAGTACGCCAATCAGACCGAAAAACATGAAAACCATGTCCTGGGTTGAAAATCCCAGAGCCGCTGATACAGCTGCCAGCCACGCGAAAAACTGGGTAATTACATTTCCTGACTGGTCATTCATACGATGCATTCCACACCTCCGGGTCCGGGGTGCTGTGTGTTGAAAAAATAAAATTATTTTGCGGAAAACTTACGGCAGAGCGTTTGATAAAGCCTCTTCAAGGCCAAGACGCCGGAAGCACTTAAGCGCTGTCTGGCGGCTACTGTTGATGATATTCACCTTACCGGCCAGCGCACTGGCGGTACTGGCAAACTCCCCTCGCCATCGCGTAACACTCTCTGCAGTAGGGTTATCCAGCCCGACGTGATCACCATGCCAGTGACTGCCGCCATTAATGGAGCAGTCAAACCCTAACAGGATGATGTTTTTCGCCCCCAGACTGGCAGCAAACAGAATTGAGCGCTGCCCAGAGTTGAAGGCCCACCGGGTATCTGTATCAAACAGATTTAGCCCATAGCGTTTATAAGCCCGGTAATTACAGGTCCAGCGAGAGGCGGAGGACGGCAGAACATCGATGTTTGCATCCCACCAGCGCAGATCACCCGCGTAAATGTATCCACAATCAGGCACGGCTCGCCAAGTAGAGTTAACAGCAATCACCGGCAGCCCCGATCCGGAGATCAGTTCGCAATCTGATTTATTGAGAGACGGGCCGGATGCACAAATGATGAATGTATTCATTCGTGTTGACCTGGTTCGGGAGTAATTGGTTACGGTTGCCGATGCTTATCTTCGGCTTGTCTCTGAGGACTGCAATTAACCGTAACGGATAGAGCACTGAGCCTACTGTGACGGGCTATCGTCACTCTTTCCCCCGAAGGGTGGCCCTCGACGCAGAACGCCCATAAGCCCAATGCTCTTTCCTGTTACGAAAAAGGCCCGCTTAAACGAGCCTTCAGAGTGCATTCCCTATGGTTAGTCCCATAGTTTTACTGATTCATCTGCTTTCTTTTTTTTGCCAAGAGGTTCACTTTCAATCTTTAAAATAATTGACCGTTTCACACTCTCACTGAAAGCATTTAAATCATCAGAGCTATCAATAGTTACAGAGACATTATTATTCTGATTATCTGCCAACAGGACATAGACTAATTTACCATCCATTACATGCACGTTAATTCGCGTAACCACTGGGCGAGGTAACGGAGGTTCATCATCAACCACTGTGTATAATTCAAATGTCGCGCCATTGACTTTATCAATTTCGAGGTTATCAAATGAATCACCCCAACGATCATTATCATTTATTACATATACATATGGGTGATGTGTGTAACCCTCTGTTTGAAACGACTCAGCTGGTAAATCCAGTGAATTAATATAAATCTCTATAAAGTTATTTATGGATGTAAGTATTAACTCTTTATACTGATTCCTATTAACTTTTAGCTCTGCCCTTTTATTTTTTAAATCTTTAAACGTAATCAT